AGTGCTTTGATTCTTGTGTCATCGGTATAGTTCTTTTGGTTAAATCCTTTTATATTGTTTCCGCCATGAAACCTACATAAATATTTTCCATTAGCAGTTGGGTATCCTTTCGCTTGGCATGGTCTTTTAGTCTTTCTTGTTAATCCTTGACAAAAAACTTTTCGTTGCTGAAATCCTGCCATGTTTCCTTTTATTCTCTGCTACCTTATTCTTATAAAAATAATTAGTATTTTTTTGCACATCTTTCACTGCCTTTTTTATAACATCTTTTGACACATATTTCACGTTCTCTTGGTCCTTTATTTGAAGAGCTTGCTTACACAAATAAGGGTTATCATTATCCTTTATAGCATCACTAAGTTCTTGGATCGTATACTTAGACGCTAGCTTTGTTAATATTGTTTCTTTATCGCTACCACTCTCCGCAAGACCTTTTATAAAGTTAGTTATATTACTGTTAGTTGTTATGTTAGTTCTACTAATATTAGTCCTGAGGACACTACCCATGTGTCCTGTAGACACATCATAGTTTCTCACAGACACAACTAAATCTTTATTAATAGTATATAATGTTGTAGACTTCTGGCGTTTTTTAGAAATAATTTGTGATCTCTCTAACAATTCAGTAGTTCTAAAGATAGTGCTGCGACTAAGACCTGTCATCTTAGATAGGGTGGCTTGGCGTGGGTAACAAGTCAGCGTTTTAGAATTAGCGAACTTTAG